TTTTGTCGATGCTTTTACAGACACGATCAGCGGCAAAAGCAGCAACGTTTACAAGCGTGACTACATGGTGGAGCTAACCGGAAATTTTCCGGTTGATGTCCGCTTGGTGCGTCTAAGCGATGATCCAGACACTGCCAGGCTGCAAAACGATACTTACTGGTACAGCTACACCGAAATCATCGACGAGCGCTTGCGCTACCCCAACAGCGCGTTGGCGTTTTTGCGTTTTGATTCTCGTCAATTCAGTGGTATTCCCAGGCGTAAATATCTCGTTCGCGGCATTAAGGTCAAGATCCCGAGCAACGCGACAGTCGATACCACCACCTATCCCGGCAGGATCACCTATTCAGGCGTCTGGGATGGGACGTTTCAGGCGGCAACTTGGACTAACGATCCAGCCTGGTGTTTATACGACCTGCTGATCAATACCCGCTATGGAGCGTCGATCCCTGAGTCGTCACTGGATAAGTACGACTTCTATTCGATCAGCCAGTATTGCAACGCTCTAGTCAACGACGGCAAGGGCGGTCAGGAACCACGCTTTAGCTGCAACCTGCTGCTAAATAGCCGGGACGAAGTGTATAACGTCATCCAAGAGATGACCAGCTTGTTCCGTGGTATTGCGTATTACGGCGCAGGATCACTGGTTCTGCAGCAGGATAAGCCAAGCGATTCCCAGTATCTGCTTGGTCCGAGCAACGTTGTAGACGGCATTTTCAATTATTCGGGCACATCACAAAAGGCGCGGCACACGACAGCAACAGTTGCTTACCAGGACTATGACACCCAAGGCGAAGTTGCCTACGAATACGTCGAAGACCAAGACGCCGTTAGAAATTACGGCGTTATCAATAAAGACATCAAGGCGCTGGGTTGCTACAGCCAAGGTCAGGCGCATCGTGCTGGTAAGTGGGCGCTGCTGTCCGAGCAAAACCTAACGGAAACCGTCACCTTCTCGGTCTCGATTGATAGCGGGATCATTCTGCGTCCCGGAATGGTGATCGACATTGCCGATCCGCTCCGTGGTGCTACGCGCCGCAGTGGGCGCATCAGCAGCGCAACAACCACCGTCATCACCGTTGATAGCGACACCAACCTGTCGGTCAACCTGTCAAACAGCCCAACGCTTTCGGTGATGATGCCGACCGGGCTGGTAGAAACCAAAACCATCAGCAGCATCAGCGGCACCGCGATTACGGTCAGCAGTGCATTTAGCGAAGCACCCAACGCCAACGCTGTCTGGCTGATTCAGACCACCGATATTCAGTCCCAACAATTCCGGGTGCTTAACGTTGCCGAATCTGGCGACGGCATATACGGCGTCACCGCACTGGCTTACAACGCTTCACTTTATGACTCGATCGAATCTGACCTGAAGCTGCAGCCAAGGGTTGTTTCCAATCTCTCCGACAAGCCTGATGCAGTCGATGATATTACAGGCAATGAATATCTCTACGTTGACGGCCAAAGTGTTCTAACGGCGTTTGATCTTACCTGGCAACACAACGGACTGCGTACCAGTGAGTATCGCGTACAGTATCGGATCGACAACGATAACATTCAGACGGTCGTAACTAGCAACAAATCAATAACGCTAAGAAGTTTGCGTGCTGGCACGTTAAAGCTGCAAATTCAAGCCTTTAGTTATCTCAATAAGTCCAGCGATACCACAGCAGTTGAGATTGAGCTGGCTGGTAAAACTGCCATTCCGTTTGACGTTAGCGGTTTAACGCTGGAGCCAATCAACGAAAATAGTGCTCGTTTGAAATGGGATCAGGCAACAGAGCTGGACGTAAGGGTTGGCGGTCGTGTTCATATTCGGCATAGCTCGCTAACCAACGGAACAGCTACATGGAGCAATGCAGTCGATCTGATTAGCGCAGTTTCTGGTGCAACAGATGAAGTCGTTGTCCCGCTTATTGAAGGTGAGATATTTGTGAAATTTGAGGATGACGGGGGACGCCTTAGCGCCAACGCCACCAGCGTCCTGGTTGACCTGCCGGAAACGATCGCCAAAATTTCTGTCCAGCAACGCCGTGAGGATGCAGATACACCACCGTTCCAGGGCACTAAAACTGATGTTTTCTACAGCTATGACCTTGATGCGTTGCTGCTTGATGTTGATGGACCAGACATTGACAGCATTGCTGATTTTGATGCGATCCCAGATTTTGACTTTAACGGCGATGTATTAACTAGCGGCGAGTATGAGTTTGCCAGCGTTCTTGACCTTGGCGCTGTCTTTGCTACTGATTTCAATCGTTATTTCGTCACTGAAGGTTTCTACCCGAATGACCTGATTGACTCGCGTATTGGCAACGTCGATTCTTGGACGGATTGGGATGGATCCACGATTGATCAGGTCAACGCAAAACTGTATTTGCGGGCTACGAATGATGATCCTGCTGGGACGCCAACCTACGGCGAATGGCAGGAATTTAAGAGTGGCACATACAAGGGTCGCGCCTTCCAATTCAAAGCGCTACTCGAAAGCTTTGACCCAGGGCAGAACATCCTGATCAATGAAATTGGCTACAACACCAGCTTCAAGGGACGGCAGGAGCAGAGCAACGGCTATGTGGCTAGCGGCACAAGCACCAAGCGCGTGGACTTCAACAACGCATTTTTCACTGGAGCAGCCAGCCTTGGCAATCTGAACCAGTTCCTTCCGAGCATCGGGATCACGGTGCAGAACCTTGCATCTGACGAAAGGGTCAACATCAGCAACATCTCAGGCACGGGCTTCGATGTGGACGTTTTGGACAGCGGAGACAGCAACGTGGATCGTAATTTCACATGGACTGCTGTTGGTTATGGCCGAGGGGTCTAAAGTGGGTTAAATGCTGTTCCAAAGCGGACTGACACATGGCAACCCATGATTATGTAATTGCCAACGGCTCTGGCGGCGCAGTTCGTAGTGACCTGAACAATGCGCTAGCGGCAATCGTCAGCAATAACAGCAGCGCAACTGAACCGACCACGACCTATGCCTACATGTGGTGGGCGGACACTACGTCTGGTCAGCTGAAGCTAAGGAATGGTGCTGACAGTGCTTGGGTTGTAATCCGCGAGCTTGACGGCACGATGCTGATGGAGAGCGGCACGGCTGGTGCGCCGGGTCTTGCTTTCGCGGCGGATTCTAACCTTGACACTGGTATTTATCGCCCTGGCGAAAACCAACTAGCCATCTCGACTGGTGGCACTGGGCGGTTGTTTATTAACAATACTGGACTGGTCGGAATCGGAACTTCCAACCCCAGCAATTCGTTACACGTTCTTAATTCTACTGCTGATGTCATATTAAAGGTCGAATCTGGCGACTCAATTTCAAGGATTGAGCTTAAAGATAGCGTTGCTTCTAACTATATTTCAACTGTTGGAACAAACTTAGACTTTGCTATAAATGGCGTTGCCGCGGCAATGCGTATCACATCGGCAGGCAACGTAGGGATTGGCACTACGAGTCCACTAAAGGAGTTGCAAGTTGGTGATTTTTCGGGAACAAATGAAATACTAATCGGAGCAGGTACTGCTGGTAATAGTAATGTTGTTTTTGGTGACGGTTCTACAGGGAATGCCTCTTATCGCGGAAGTATTCAATATGCACACTCAGATGATTCGCTGAGCTTCTCTACAGCAGCCGCCGAACGCGCCCGCATCGACAGCTCCGGCAGGCTGCTGGTGGGGACGAATATAAGTACAGACACACAAAATTATCTCGGCAATAGTTATGGCGGTCCGTCAATACAGCAGCACGGAACAGCGCAGAGAGAGGCAGCACTTGCTGTTTACAACTGGGGAAACAGCGTTGCGTCACCTGCAGCGTTAGTTCTCAACAAGAGTCTTGGAAATGCTGTCGGGACACGGGGAGCACTTACAAATACAAATCAAGACATCGGTGTCATCACATTTACAGGAGACGACGGAACTACCTTCCTTCCAGCGGCGACGATTCTTGCCGAAACAGACGGCACACCTGGTACCGACCAAATGCCAGGGCGAATTGTCTTCATGACAAATAGTGGAGACTCTGAAGCTAATCCGGTAGAGCGGATGAGGATAACTAGCGATGCAGAAGTTCTTATTGGTACAACTGATCCAATTCAACCAACAACTAGCACACAAAACGGCGTTGAGATAAATGCAGACGCCAAGCGAATTAAAGGAAGCCGCGATGGTGGCGCGCCTTTAACGCTGCAACGAACCAGCAGCGATGGAGATCTTGTTGAGTTTTATCAAGACACATCACTTGAGGGTTCAATTTCCGTTTCTGGCTCCACCGTCAGCCTCAACGGCGCCCACCTATCCCGCTGGTCTCAACTTCCTGGTGGCGCTGAACGTACCGAAATTCTGCGCGGCACTGTTCTCTCCAACATCGACGAAATGTGCGAATGGGGTGATGAAGATAACGAACAACTCAACCGCATGAAGGTGAGCGATGTCGAAGGTGACAAGAACGTGTCTGGCGTCTTCCAAGCTTGGGACGATGACGACGACATCTACACCAACGATTTCCATTGCGCGATGACGGGTGACTTTGTTATCCGTATTGCTCAGGGCGTCACGGTTGAGCGTGGTGACCTACTGATGTCCGCTGGTGATGGCACTGCTAAAGCTCAGGACGATGACATTATCCGCAGCAAAACCATCGCCAAAGTGACTTCAACTCACGTCAGCGAAACCTATGCCGATGGCAGCTACTGCGTGCCTTGCGTGCTGATGGCTTGCTAGAGCCATAAGACCTACTCACTAGTCAAACCGAGCAAACTCACCATGGAGCCTGCGTGCAGCCTCGCAATAGGCGGCGTAGGCTTCTTCTTTTGCTTTAAAATAACCCAAGCAGATACGTTCACTATTAACCGTTATATACGCTTGCCATTTTTTAAGGGTTTTATGCCAAGAAACTCCCTTTAAACCTGATGTATTGTTGGAGTGTTTTTTCCGATTGCAGCCATTTTGATAACGATTTGCCAGTCTTAAATTACTGAATCTATTGTTGTAGCAGTTACCATCAATATGGTCTATAAGGTTGTCTCCGGGGTCTTGTCCTGTCATCAAAAGCCAAATGACTCTGTGCGCCAAGTATTTGGTTTTGTCTAGGTTAACTCGAATGCCGTTTTTCTCTTCTGAGCCAGCTTCGTCGCCTATTTTTATACATTGAGCAACTGACTGGATCCAAAACAACTTTCCGCTTTTTACGTCGTAGCGGAGAAGTTCTTTAACACGCGCCAGTGGCGGCAGAGGTTTAAACTTGGGCATCGGCCTATGCAGGTAGGACGGTCATCCCCCAGGTGCGTCAACACGCTGGGGACACTATTGTAAGGGCAAATTCCTGCCGCCATGCCTACACCGACGACCTCTATCACCTGGGCTATCGCCAACCTGGAGCGACGCACTGAGAATGGCGAAATTTTTGTCTGCCATTACACCGTCAACGCCAACGACGGCACCTATTCCAGTGGCGCCTATGGCTCCGTTGGGCTTGAAGCTGCTGACCCTGACAGCATGATTCCGTACGCCGACGTGACGGAAGAGCAGTGCATTTCTTGGGTCAAGGAAGCCCTTGGCGGCGACGAAAAAGTCACCGAAATCCAAGCTGCTCTGCAAGCTCAGATCGACGAGCAACGCGCACCCACTAAGGCTGCCGGAGTGCCCTGGTAATGGTTGCCAAAAG